TCCATGAACATTCCACGGTCAACCTCTGCTACTTCAAGCTCTGGGTAGATCTCCAAGATTGTTTGAATCTCTCTCACAGGCTCGCTCTTGTTGTAGTCAACCTCAACTAAAACATCGCCAGCCTCTAAGTACATTGCCTTAACAGTTGTAAAACTTCTCATTGCTTTTCCTCCTCGTGAGTGTTCAAATTTTGAACCTCGTGGATGTCTAAGAATCGAACTTAGAAAAAACCATTCATCCGAAATTGACACCGAAGTGTCAATTTAAATTGGGTAGTAAGAACGTTCACATTCACCGCAGATAAGAGGAAGATTTATTTTCTCCCAAACTGTCTGACCGAATGAAACATAATCATCAGTGCCTTCAGTGCATCCACACTGGACACGAACCCGCTTAGGTCCTTGTCTCACTTGCCGGTAAGTAGTCCGGCCAGTGGTCAGTGGTAAAGCATCCAAAAGCGCTATTGCTTTTTTGTAAAGACTCTTCGTTTCGTCAGTTAAAACAACTGCCGAATATCCGATAGTCGAATCTGGTTTTTCAGGTTTCCCATCTTCACCAGTCGGCCACACCAGACCAAGAACATTAGACATCTCAACAAATCTTTTGTTGTGGTATCTGTTTTGCCTCGAAGTTTCTTGAATCCCTCTCACCCTCGCTAAAGAGTGGGCCGCCTCATGCAACATCGTTTTAAGGATCGCTGCACCGTCAAGGCGTAGAACAGTGGAACTCAAAAGCATCTCAGGGGCTGTATCTTTGTTCAATCCCCAAGTAGAAGGTGCGTAGTGTCCATAGACACCCGCTGCCTGTTTGTTGGTCCTAGCGCTAGCCACAACCACAAACACATCTTCAACTTCTGGCACATTCTTTTGAATCATCTTCCACACATCATTCAAAGTTTTTAAAACTTTGTCTGATGACTGGTTAGCCTTAGCAGCTTTGCCAGCTTGTGTTTTCGCTTGCAGCTCTATCGCTGCGCTCATTGATTTCATTTTGTATTTCCTCCTCGGTTAACTTGACACGTGCGTGTCAAATCGTGGATAGAGAAGAATCGAACTTCTCAAAAACCATTTATCCGAGCTTGTGAGCCAACCAAGCAGGACCAACCGTGGCCCCGATGATTACCAAGCTGTAAAACAAGAAAGCCACGATCTCGTGACTATGAATTAAATCAATCATTATTTCCTCCTCAGTGTTTCGGTCTGCCATGACCTCATCAGTACATCGGCTTTAGATGCATACGAGGAGGAGGATTTGCCGAGCTCTTCGAGCTCTAGACTCACAGGTTTTAAGTCTTTGGTGTCGGACTGAAGGCCACTCTCAGTTCCCATCGCTGTGGGAGTTTGTCGCACTTTCACCTTCCCTTCCCTCAGTCTTCCGACTCGGTCCGGTGAACTCAAACTTGAGTTTTTGCTGTTACCAGCTCCTCCTTGCTAGTGCCACCTAGCCAGACCCTTAAGCTCTTGTGAAAAGGTCGATATCTATTTATATCATCTTTACATTCAACTTTACAACATTTGCTACAAACAATTTAAAAGAATCTCAAACCGCAACAACAGACCACAACAAACAACAAACGAAAACGAGACAAGAACCACACACACAGACCAACCAAAACGACAAATTACTTCTGGTCGCTGCATCGCTTAAATCAATCGAAACCGATTAAGAAATTGACTCGATCCTGTCAAAAAATAAACCAGAGAGAAGACCCATAGCCTCAGTTTTAAAATAACTGCAGGTCAGAGCACGAAAGCAAACAAAAAAGACCGCCAGCATGGGAAAAAGTCGGGCAACGAGCACCCAACCGAAACGGGGTCCATAAATCCCGAAAAAGCAGGGCAGGGGAAAGGCTTCACTGGGTATTTGCGACTTTCGGACAACGGGAGCCTGTCGGCTCCGTGTCCTATTTTTTTGTCTTATTCGATTCTCTCTGTTTCCACCGGAGGTGGACTGTACGGAGGTTCAGGTACGTTACGTTTACCCCCCTCCCGGTGTTCCCCGACCTTTCTTCTTGTGAGATGTCGTCTCTCATATTGCTAAATAGTTTTAGCAGACCGATTTCGGTGACTTATGTCCTCTCGATCACCCTACGGCTGGGTCGAGGTTCGGACTCCGGTTCTGAAGCTGTGCAAGTGCGCCGTATCATTGTCGATCACTTGTTTAATGTCTGGTCTACATTTAACCCTAGCAGTGTTCACTCACTTTGGGTAGTTAAATGATGCCAGAACCTCGCCTTGCTAAATATAAATCTTGGTCTAAGGACCGTTTGTATAAAGCCGCCATCGCTAAAGTTTTGAACGATGGTTGGACACAATCGGAAGCCGCCGCCGAGTTCGGTATCTCTCGACAGAACTTGAACAAACGTGTCAAGGAAGCTAAAGCTCAAAGAGCTGTGCGTGTCGAGGAGGTTAAAGAGCAGGCCCGTGTAGGGCCTCTGGGTTTAAACGAGAAACGTCGCATAGGAACGTTCCCGGAGTTCGTTGATCATTATTTAAAAAACTGGTCTTGCCCGGACTGCGGTGTGCACCATGACACACCGAACTTTCACCTCGATATTGCGGAGGCGGTGACTGGTGATTATCGGAGGGTGTTGATTAATATGCCTCCGTATCATTCGAAGTCTACGTTGGTGACTGTTTGGCATACGGTTTACGACATTTGTCGTGATCCTAATTTGCGTACTTTGCTTGTTTCTAAGTCTTTGCCTTTTGCTAGGACGTTTATGCATTCGATTCATGAGATGTTGTCTAATCAGGATTTGTATACGGGCGGTCCGAGTCCTATTGAGGATTGGGGTCCTTTCCGTCCTGATGGTCAGTCTGTTTGGTCGTCTGAGAACATTTATGTTGCTGGTAGGACTACTGCTGAGAAAGATCCCACTGTCGCTGTTTTGGGTGTGGGTCAGCAGATTTATGGTAGGCGTGCTGATGTTATTAAGTTTGATGACGTTGCTACTTTGGACAATCAGCGCAACCCTGATCGGGTTGCTGCAATGCTGGAGTGGTTCGATAAGGAGGCTTTGTCTCGTATCGGAAAGTCGGGTCGTGCTATTTGGATTGGTACTCGTGTTTCTGCTGGGGATGTTTATTCTCAGTTGAACTCTCGTCCGGGTTACAAGGTGTTGAAGTATCCCTGCATCATGGATGATGAAACAGAGAGAACTTTATGGCCTGAGCATTTCCCTTATACGCAAGCTTTGGTTCACCGTTCGGAGATGCGCCCAGCGGATTTCCAGTTGGTTTACCAGCAGGTCGATATTCCGGGTGTGGGTGCTTCTTTCACTCAAGACATGTTGGACATGTGTAAGGACACTTCTCGTGTTCGTGGCCATTATCAGGATGGTTGGAGGCTTTTCGCTGGTTTGGATCCAGCGGGGGGTAATAAGGGTTCTGGTTTCACTGCTTTTAGTTTGGTCGGTTTAGACCCTGCTACTGGTAAACGCTATTTGGTTGATTCGATCGCTGTTAAGTCTATGAAGGCTCCTCAGATGAAGGATCAGATTTTGGATTGGACTGACAGGTACCCGTTGTTTGAATGGCGGGTCGAGTCAAATGGTGTTCAGTCTCAGATAGTGCAGTATGACATGGAGTTGGTTCAACATTTAGCTAAACGTGGGGTGAGGGTTGTCCCTCATCACACTCATGGCAACAAGTGGGACCCCCAGTTTGGTGTCGAGTCGTTAGCTCCTTTAATGGAAACAGGTTTGTTTAGCATCCCTTGGGGTAACGCTCCCACTCAGCAACAGTTCCAACCTTTGTTGGAGGAACTTATTTCTTTCCCTATGGGAGCTGTTTCTGACAGGGTTATGTCTTTATGGTTCGCTGACCTTGGGGCACGCACTTTATTGAATCGTGCTCATCTGCCTATGTTTCATGAGCGTATGAATGTGCCTAACAGAATTAAGAACCGTAGAAGAGTTGTTGATTTCCAAAATCAGGAAGTTAGACGTATAGCTCCTCGTGATCAAAGACCGGGCCATATGACCCGTGGACAGTGGGGTTACAGGCGGCAAACCTCTGGTTTAGCCCAGCCTCATGGTGAAGTTGAAGAGTTTGACATTGAAGATGGACCGACACCTTTCAATATAGACCCGACAATTTGGGAACATAAGTAACACCTGTCGGGTAGGTGGTCGAGACGTATGTTGAAAACTTTCCGAAATAAAAAAGCTTTTCAGCGTGCAAATGAGAGCGCTAATGACGATGAGATTGTCTGCGGAACTCTTATTGACGATAAGCCCGTGTATTTCACTATGCCTAAGGATTCGACGGAGGATGAGGTGAGAGCTCGGGCTTTTGAAGTAAGAACAGGCCGGAGTATGAGTAAAATTGAAGAGACATTACTGTCAATAGCTGAAACAACTTCACGCTAATGGCTTTGGAAATTGATCGCCTTGCAGCGATGTACGCCAGTTGGCGAAGTAGACAATTTGATCGTGATGTCAGAATGGAAACCATTGACCGTGTGGTCCGTGGTGATTTCGATGTTTTTGACCCTGATGAAGAAGGGATTGATTCCAGATCACCTAACTTGATTCAAGTGGCTTTGGAAGACACAGCCGAATCTTCTTCTCTTGTACCGACTGTTCGTGTTCAACCAGATCGTCCTAATCAACAAGCTAAGAAAACAGCAAGAACTATGGAACAAATAGCTGTTTCTTACATGGATATAAACAAGATCGATTTGCTTATCCCTCGTTCTGTAATGGACAAAGCAGCTTATGGGATGAGTGTTTGGACTATCACTCCTGATTTTGAACAAGAAATTCCTCTTATTGAGAGACGTGATCCTAGACAGTGTTACCCCGAGCCGGGTTTTAGGCCGGGAGACGATGTCAGCAAATGCATGTTCACTCGTGAAGTTTTCTTTTCGCAGCTCCCACCGGAGTATCAGGACATTCTCAGATCAGCAGTAGCTGATCATTCTGAGATAGATGACCCTGACGAGAATGCAAAAGTTGTTCTTGTCGAATACTACGACGAAGACGAATACGTTCTAGCAGGGTTATATCAAGCTTCAACATCAGGGCTTGTGCGATACAAGTCAGGTTCAGATGTCCCCTACCCTGTTTTGCTGGAACGTATAGAAAACAAGATAGGCATTTGTCCAGTTGTTATAGGTTCTCGTATTTCACTTGATGGTGAGATCAGAGGACAGTTCGATCAAGTTGTGGGACTTTTGGAAGCTCATATTCGTTTAATGGGATTAATTCTCGATTACGCCGATCAAGCTGTTTACTCTGACATCTTTGTTAAAGATCTCATCGGCGAAATGCCTTATGGTGGTGGCTCATTCATTGAGCTAGGACCACAGGGCGCTATAGGCCGAGTACCTCCTGCTGTTAGTTCTCTCAATGTTCAAAACGATTTGGCTCAACTCATCGAAGGTATTCACGTCGGTGGCCGTTGGCCTAAATCAAGACCGGGCGAAATAGACCAGTCGATAGCTTCAGCTAAATTCTTAGAAGCTTCTGCTGGCATGATGAATACTGCCATAAGGACATATCATCAGATTCTTCAACGTCAAATGGAACGTGCTTTACGCATCTCTTTAGAAATTGACAAAGCCTATTTTCCTAAAACTAAAACCGCTGCTGGAATTTTAAGAAACCAAGAGTTCTTAACTGAGTACAATCCTGATTCTGATATTGACACAAGTCATTTATTAAGAGTCGAGTACGGCCTCGGTTTAGGACGTGACCCTGCACAATCTGCAGTGTTGCACATTCAGTATTCTCAAGCGGAATTTGTATCTAAAGAATTTGTACAGGAGAACATTGATGGACTTACAGATGTTGGTCGTGAACGCTCACGGCTGGATGTCGAAAAATTCAGGGCGATGGCTTTGGCCAAGCTCTTACAAGGACTTGAAGCGGGCATGGTTCCCAACGAAGCGCTGGTTGAAATAGCTAGAGCTCGTGAAAAAGGAGATGACCTTTTCGATTTGTTCGAAGAGTACATAGTTAAACCAGAACAGGAAGCAGCATTAGCTGCTGAACAGGCAATGGTTCAAACCGGATTAGGTCCACCTACTGAAGTAGGAGCCGGACCGCCGGGAGCTGCAGGACCAGAAATGGTTCCTCCTCCGGGTGGAGCTGAATTGCTCGCACGTTTAGGTACACCAGCAGGTGACGGAGGAATGCTTGGAACGCAGGTGACAGGATGACGTTCGAAGACCCTTTTGATGATGACACAGTTCTTGATGGTGAATGTGATCTTGAAAATCCAGACTCTTGTGAAAGTTGTCAGTAATGGCTGACGATCTAGAACTTGATAAAACTCCCACATCGGATGTCTCTGTTAATAAACCTGAATCAGGTACTTACGGAGAGAAAGCGGATCTGGCCCGCTTAAAACAAACATTACCTCCGATGGGTCCACCGGGAGCCGAGGGGACGGGAGCTGTTGCTCCCGCCCCTACTCCGGGCCAAACTCCGGCTCAATCAATGGGTCGACCTAAAACTGGTCCATCAGGTGTTCCGAGTGTGCTTATGGCACCAACTCAAAGACCGGATGTTCCTCTTAGCCAACCTCCAGTTCCGGGACCTGCACCTTTACCTCCAAAACAGGTAGCTGCAGATCAGCAAAGGCTTGCAATTCTTGATGCTTTGTCAACACATCCAGAAGTTTCAGAAGAAACAAAAGAATGGGCGAAGAATCTACTGGAAGCTCTTATTGAAGCTAGGCAATAATTATGGCAGGCGAAGAGCTGCTAGCTGAGGAAGAACAAGACTCCCCTTCCTTCTTTGACCCTATTAAAGAAAAAGGGATCTTAGCCGGAGGAGCTGAACTAGCAGCAAAAATGCTTCCTAGCACTTTGCTTGCAGGGCAATGGGAAGAAAGAGCTTCTGATGGTTTCTCTGTTAAAGATGTATTTGGTTCACTGTTGGATGTTGGAAAAACAACGTCTTACTATACACCTCTTGTAGGTGATGCTCTCGGGGCTAAACAAGCACATGATACATGGAATGACCCTGAAGCTGATTCTTTAAGCAAGGGTCTTTCCTTAGCTGGCGTAATCGGAATTGTTCCTATGGCGGCATCTGTTGCAGCTCTCTCAAGAGGAGGCAACAGATTAAACAAAACTGTTAATGCTGCTAGATCAGTTGAAGCTTTGCCAGTACACAACAGACACTTAGGTCATGACACTCTTACTCACCTTGCAGGTGTAATAGATGAACCTGTTAAAGCTCAAGCAATCATAGCTACCACTGAAGGAACTTCTAAAGAGCTGATGAAAGCTTTATTGAACACAGATTTCGGTACGGAAACTTTTGACAGAGGTAGTCAAATTCGTGCTTTAAGAGTTGCAGTGTCAGGGGAAAGCCCTAGGAATGCTGCTCAAGTAGAAGGTATCTTCTCCGCTATCGGAGACACTTTAGTTAGTCAAAACCCTAGTTACAGGGCGAGTATCAACTCGATCGACATGATGGATACTGACAAAGTAGCAGTAGCGGCAGTAGCTTACGAAAGTTCCAAATTTGATTGGCTTGTAAGAAAAGGAAGATTGACTGTCGGCTCCGAGATGCAGGACCTTGAAAGAATATGGGGTCGTCTAGTTGCCGGTGAACCATTAACTGATCTTGAAATAATCGCACTACATGACGGGATTGTTTCTTTTGCTGATCTGACTCAAGCTTCAGTTCACCCTGAAATGGCTTTTCAGGATATAAGAGTGGGTGTAGCAGGCGTTCATCTTGATGGTCCAGAGAACTCTAAAGTTTTTCTTGACCAACTTGACTACGACGGTGTGGCTTTAGGTCAGTTATCGCAAGACGATACTCACCGTCGTTTAATTGATGCTCTTGATTTAAATGAATCACAGGTAGTTTCACACACTTCTCAAAACATCACTTCATTTTTTGAAGAGAACATTGCAGATGCTTTAGCTAGAGGTGACTTACCTTTTGATGTAGATGGAATTGACATTCATGCACAATCTGTGGCTTTAGGTTTCTCTATAGAACCTTCAGTGAAATTAGATTCTGCTGTTAGTAGATCTTTTAAGATAGCCGCAGCTTCATTAGGTGAAGTTGATTTACCTGACGGTCCGAGAATTTTGACTGGAGATGAGCTCCATGCTTTAACCACAAAAGCTTGGGCAGATAAACTAGCTGACCAACCTGTATGGATTGAAGGGCAAGGACCTACATACGTTCCGTTTCAAAACTTGTTAGACATGGTTCGTAATCCTTTACCTAACAAAATTTCTTACAGAAATCTTCCTAGTAGAAACTTTTTACACCCTCAGAAACTTGAAGATCTCGTAAATCCTAAACCTCCTTCTGAATTAACAGGGTCATTGATAAACAAATCATCCAGACCACCTAAGGTGGTTGTCTCTGTTAAACCAACAGGAGCAGAAGTTGTAGTTCCCGGAGGCACCAGATCAAAAGGCCGCCATAGAGGAACTTACTTGTCTTCAGGGTTTAACGAAAAAGGTCGTCACGTTAGATCTAAAACTCCTATGAGAGTTCTTAATATAGACAGGACCGCTGACAGGATAGGAGCAACCACTTCTATTGACGGTGAACTGTCAACAACTGGGTTCAGGAAATTTACAACAAATCATAAATCTTGGGCTTTTGAAGATGGAAGGCACATAGTTTTATCAGCACCAACAGAAACTAACCATGGAGCTGATGCTGTAAGAATGCACGAGCAGCTTCACCTGCTGTTAGATGAAGCAGGCATACCTCACACTTTCAATGTTGAAGAACCACATGTAGGTTCAACTCGTCATTGGATGGATAACGAAACTGGTGATGAGTACTGGTCATGGGATGAAATTAAATCAAATGGTTTAGAAGACCGTGTTTCGATAGTTCATTCCGAAGAACCCAGAGTTCAAGCATCTTTAACTTTTGATGACCCTGATGCTCTTTCCAGAGCTTGGCATCTTTTACACGAACCTTCACCTCATAAGGCTGACATTCATGTTGAAGGTGTAGCTACTGTCAGTTCAGAATACGTTCGACATTATGCGAAAGAGTATGGAATTAAAAGAGTCCCAAGGGGCATAAAAAGAGAATTAGAATTTGAAGACTCTGGAATAGGCACCTCTACAGAAGAGATAGCTGGAAGAACCAGTACAGAATTTACTTTCGCAGATAAGAAAAAAATGAGACAAATAGCAACGTCTTATCATAAAGCTAAGAAAGTCCCAGCAGAAAATTCTAACACTGCACGTCAATATGAAAGATTAGTTATCGAAGTAGATGCCCAATATGACTGGGTGACTGAACAAGCTGGAGTGAGAATGGAAGTGGTTGATTCCAATCCTTACAACTCCCCTGCAGAAATGGCTGCAGATATTCGTGACAACAAAAGACTCAAAGTTTTATCAACAGAGTCAACTGGTGGACATCCTCTTTTAACTAATGAACAGAATGACAGATTCAGATTCATACACGATTATTTCGGACACACAAGTTTAGGTAACAGCTTCTCCCGTCACGGTGAATACGTCGCTTATTTGAAACATTCTCAAATGTTTTCTGAAAAAGCGAGAGGAGCTATGCACTCGGAGACAGTCGGGCAGAACGCTTGGTTAACTTTCTCTACAGCTAACGAAAAAAGAGCGAGACATGCTCTTCGTGTAGGGCAAAGTTATAACGCTAAATTTGCTCCTCAAAAAGCTACTGTCCTACCTAAAGAATTTTGGAGTGACAAAGCTTTAGCTGCTGAGACTGGTTACATGACCGGAGCTGACAAAGGTCGGCGTATTGATGCTTTATATGGTGAAGAGATTTTAGATATAGCTGCTTACACTTACGGAGCTGATGAAGCTCCGACAGGTTCAAGAGCTGTGTTTGAACATCATTTCCAAGATGAAGCTGGTGGGAAACTTGTTCACATGTCCAGAGATGGAGATGTGATGGCTCCTAATACAGAAGTGTCTTACGTGGATCAAGACGGCATGTACCAATTCTTTGGTGACTCTGAAACAAAGGTTCATCAAGCTGGTAAAGGTTCAACGGGTTTCACCAGAGACAGAGGTCGTTTGTATTGGCAAGACACTGCAGTTGTGATGAACCCTGAATCGTTAGGAAACATTGATGAGTTCTTAGGCGCAAGCCACAGGAACTTATTTGACGTGAAAATAGATGGTGAAGCTCCCCAAGGCATAGCAATGTATTTGCCTGTTGAAGGTGAAGCAGTTCCTCTACTCATGTACAACTCGGAAACTGTTCCGAACGTTGACCCAAGCAGAGTTGTTGTTCTAAGGAAAGGATCAAGAGTGGAACTTCCTGCAGACGCTAACGGTCTTGTAGATCCACGTTTAGTCGATGACATTAATCATTTCTTTAGCAGAACAGCTATGAAAAAACCAAAATTCGAACTAAAGCAAAAAGGTGTCTTCTATGACAGAGATAAGTGATATTGATCTAAATCTTAGAGCTATAAAAAGATTTGAATCTACTGGCTCTATGCCAGCATTACCTGACATGGTGAAACTAGATTTGGCAGCCTCTTCAGGTTTAGGACCAGAAGGAACTGTTGAGTTTCTAGGTGGCTTATCTAGAGACATCATGGAACCTTTAGCTAGTAGAACGAATCAGATAGCATCTTCTGTTGCACAACCCAAAGCATTAAAACCTATTAATTCTTCCACTGGTTACTCGGTCTCTCAAAAAATAAACATGTTTGGTAGAGCTACAGCAAACCTGAAAGCTCCTACTGAGCTGACAGGTTCACAAGCTGTAATCGATTGGAAAAGACGAGCTATTCGGGGAGGTTACCTCGCTGAAGAAGACGTGGAATTAGATAACCGTTGGGACCCTTCTTACAACTCGATTAGTTGGCAGATGAACCAAGACGATTTTAATCGTCGTATGCGTGGTAACAGTCCAGCTCCGGGAGCTTCCATCAATCAAATGTTGGAAACTTTTGATGACTGGTTGTCGCCAACAGGTTTAATAACTGCTGCTGTTGGAATGGGTTTTCTCCCAGATGTAGACATGATTGGAAGCGAATGGGACAGATGGAAAAAAGAAGGTTTTGCTTTTAGTGGTCTTCGTGATGCTTTCACACCCGGCAGAGGTGGAACTGGTTTCACTGGCTTCTTCAAAGATGTTTGGAGAGCGTTAGGGCCTGTCGATGATGTCCTCATGCCTGTTATCAACATTGCTTTATTATTCACAGGTGTAGGCGAAGTTGCAGCTTTTTCAAGAGCAACAATGTTAGCCACAAAAGGTATCAGTGGAACTAAATCATGGCAGTTAGCGCAAGGTGTAGGTCGAGCTGGACGTATACGCACAGGTGTAGCCGGTACACGCTTTGGTCGTGTTACAGGCATGTCAAGTGATATAGGAGCTGACATTAATCGAATGTCCCAAGGTGGTCTTATAGCTGGCAGGATATTTCCCGGTGCTGAACGTGCAGCAGAATTAGCTGCACGAGGTAAGAACATCGGAAATGTTCGCAAAACTCTTGGTGGCTCAATGACAGGTTGGAGAAATCTACGTGGAGTGATGGTCGCTAAGAAATCAGTTCAAAAAGGTATGCAGCTAGGTTTTGTTAACAGAGTGGAACAAGCTTTTGGTTACAACCCAGAGCTGTTACCCGGCCAAGAAACTGTGTTGAACTTCTCTGAAGATATGAGGCGCAACCCTCTCGTCTGGGGAATGGGTGAAGCTTTGTTTACACCCACAGCTATTCTGCAGCCGGGACAGATTAAAAAACCTTTCGGGTGGATTAACAAGTTCGAAAAAGTAGGTCAAAACGCTTTTTACTCTGATGAGTTTAATAGAGCACATGAGTTCAAAATAATGAACGATGAGATAGCAGGCGTTACACCAGAAGCTGCAAGAGTTCAGCGTGAACAAAAAATGAAAGCGTGGCAGCAAGAAGTTAAGACTCATGGTGTTTCTCAAGCTTTAGCTAACGAGTACGCCAACGGTGATCTTAAAAAAATGGGTGCTTTCACAACTTGGATAGCGACGATGTCTGCGATCGATGGTCAGGCTGCTGCTATGACAGCAGTTTCAAAAGGCACAGATGTCTTTATAGAAAACGCTTTGAGATTCGAACACGGGTTTCATATGGCTAGAAACAAAATCATTAACCAAATTCGTTATATAGACCCTGACGATATAGAAGGTGTAATTCACTTAATGGCTTTTAACAGGGCTAGAAATGCTAAACAGGCTCAAAGTCTAGTTGTTAAATACACAGACATGATTGCTAACAATCCTGCCAGAGTTGACACTCTTAAGAAATTTATCGAAGCACATAATGCCAAGAGGCAAGGAATACTTCAAGACTTGCTAGCTAAGTTCATAGAAAAGCCGGGCGTTTTATCCAACGCAATAGCCGATCATTTAGACAAGTTCGGAAAATTCGACGATTTCGTTGACGGGATGGATGAGGTTAACGACACCTTTAGGCTCGGCAACTTAGGCCAAGCTCAGGCGAAAGTTCCAGTGAATCCTCTCACAGGAATGCCACTGAAAAGCCAGCCGGTAAGTTTGTATGGACCGAAAGCAGCACCTCATCATGTTTATGGAAGACCCGATCCTGAAATAGGTTTCATGCACGATGTCCAAGATGTTTTAGATGACCCAGAGTTTATAGATTTCTATCAAAAAGGTTTTTTTGACATCTTTAATAAACCGCTTAACCCTGCCGGAAAATTCACTATGGCAAGAGCAGACACTCCTACAGCTCAAACTAAACGTGTAGAGATTGCAACTATTAAAAGATTAAATGTGATCGGACAAACCGTAAGAGATTTAAGGAAGGTACCTGAAGATGTAAAACGTCACTCAAAATTGGTAGCAGAATTAGCCGGGACGGGTAACTTAAAACAAGTACTAGCGAACGTCTCTGCAAAACAATTAGATGCAGCTCTTCAAAAAATAGGCATGTCTAATGACATGTCTAGAAGGTACAGAAGGTTACTCAAATATGCCAAAGAGCACAAAATAGGTAACTTTGAAGACATATCCAAGAATGTTGCTAAAAGATTAGACGATATTGACAACTCGGCTCATTGGTCAAATACTCATGGCATCAATTCATCTTTATCTCTTGATATGAAAGTAAAGGCATTGATAAAACAAGTTGCTTACACGGCCACTGAAGTTGATGTGAGTACTATCCCTCCTGCTTTAGCAGCCAAATTAGAAAAGTCTGGTTACAAATTAGTTCACGGAGTGGAGTTCGCAGCTCCTGAAGATTTAAGACATTTAGCAGTCGAGTTCAAAGATCTAGTTAACAAAACAAAATATGATGACTCATTAGGAACTTTGAAACTTTCTGGTGCTGCTAGAAAAGTTGAAGAAGGTGCAATTAAAGGTGCCCGTGGTCTATACAGGTCAACTCAACGATGGGAACCCGATTTAGCTACTTCTGTTTATAGAGCTGCTTACAAGAATGCTTTACATAAAGCCATGTTTAATTTAGATGAAGGTGGAAGGACATATAAAGATATAGGTGGTGCTGATTTAAACACACTAATGGATGACCTTCAAGACACTGTTCATGAAGTGGCTCATGACATGATTGAAATGCAGCTCAAAA